CTGAAATTAGGAGGAAATAAGTATGAGTAATGAAGTAACTAAAGCTAAAGGAACAGCAGTGTCCGCAGATTTAATGGACGATATCTTTGAAAGTGCAGGAGAAGGTGCATCATTTGACAGTTCGGAGATGCAAATCCCCTTCGTCAGGTTGGTTCAAGCCTTGTCACCACAGATCAACAAGAAGAAACCAGAGTATATAGACGGTGTATCACAAGGAGATGCCTTCAATACTGTCACCAAAGAGTACTGGGATGGCGAGAAAGGTCTGACAGTTATCCCTTGTTTCCAAGCTACTAAGTACTTGGAGTTCGTACCTCGAGAGAGTGGTGGTGGCTTCCAGGGAGAGATCCAACCGGACAGTCCGCTGTTACAACAGGCAAAACGAAACGGTGCGAAGGAGATCTTACCTAACGGCAACGAGTTAGTTAAGTCCGATCAGCATTTTTGTTTGATCCTAGCAGAAGATGGCTCCACTCAACCAGCAATCATAGACATGAAGTCTACTCAGCTAAAGGTCAGCCGCAATTGGAAGACCATGATCGCTATGCAAAAGGCGGATCATCCTACTAAAGGTAAGGTTACTCCTGCGGTCTTTGCTACCAAATGGAAGTTGACTTCTGTTGAGCAGACCAATGACCGAGGTACGTTTGCCAACTGGTCGGTTGCCAAGGTCGGACTGATAGACAGTCGAGATCTACTACAAGAAGCTAAGACTTTCCGAGCGTCGATTGCCGCAGGAGAAGTGAAAGCCACACCAGAGGAGTCTTCTAGCTCCTCTGTTAACGGAGATGATATCCCGTTTTAAGTGGCACGGCGGCGGTGATTGGGGGATTCACCGCCGCTTTTTTCTAGGAGGTACTAATGTCTAACGCAAAAAGATTATTGAAGACCTTTGAAGGATCTTCTCTTGCCCACGGTAGAACTACTGTGGGTAAAGTCGGACGGAATGGTAAGACTGAGGCCAAGTATACTGTGCTTCGGGAACCGTTGACTGACATTGTGATGCAACATCACATCGAAGGTAAGCAAGGTGTCAACTCGATCCCCATTAATAGTGATAATATGTGCAGATTTGGTGCACTTGATATTGATATCTATGACTTGGATCTTGCCGAACTAAACAAAAAGATTAGGAAGTTAAAGCTTCCCTTGTTTCAATGCCGTTCTAAATCCGGTGGAGCACACTTGTTTCTATTCCTAAAAGATTGGGAGCCTGCTGCTTTAGTGCGGGAGTACCTACTTGAGATGTCAATCGTGTTGGGATTTGCTAGTGACTGTGAGATCTTTCCAAAGCAAGACAAGATCATGGCGGATCGGGGGGATGTTGGCAGTCATATCAACGTACCGTATTTCAATGCCGAACAAACGATGCGCTATTGCTTCGATAGTTCTGGCCAGGCGATGGAACTTGAAGAGTTTTTAAACGCTGTTGAGAAAGGCCGAGTGTCTATTGCAGAGTTAAATGAGATGGATCTTGGAGGTAAGAGAGAGAACTTTACGGACGGACCGTACTGTTTAGAAGTTATGACCAGTCTTGGTAAGGTTACAAAGTTCAGAAACATCTTCATGTTTTCGGTAGGTGTATACTGTAGGATGAAGTGGCCTGATGATTGGAAGAAGCACCACGAGGAATACAACAGGAAGTTTTGTTCCCCTGCCCTCCCTTCGAAAGAGGTAGCAGATATACAGAGTTCTCTCGATAAGAAAGAATACTTCTATACCTGTGAGACATGTCCTTTGAAAGATCACTGCGACAAGGATCTATGTAAGACCAGACCGTATGGGGTAGGCAATGAGACATTAGATCTTCCCTCAATGGGCGGCCTAACAATCATACAGTCTCAGCCTAGGCTCTACTTCATGGACGTTGAGGGCAAAAGAGTTGAGCTATCCACCGATCAGTTGGTTAACCAGAACCTCTGGGCCAAGGCGTGTGTGGAACAGATCAGTTACTTCCCTTCTTTGATGAAGCCTAACAAATGGAACTCCACGATTAATCAGATGCTGCAACAGGGCACATACTTAGAGGTAACAGAAGAGTTTACATATCACGGACAGTTTAAAGATCACCTTAGAAACTATTGCACGAGCCGAGTACGCGCCATCTCTCCTGACGAACTCCAGATGGGTAAGCCCTGGACCGAGGGCGGAGTTACTAAGTTCACAATCGATGGTCTTATGGAGTATTTAAATCGACAGGATTGGAAGCACTGGACCAAGGCTCAAGTACAAGAGGGGATCAAAGCGTTGAACACTGACAGTAACGGCGTGGGTCACCAGAACATTATGAGAGGAGGTAAACGAACTTCGATTAGAGTTTGGTTCGTTCCTTCATTCGAACAAGACGAACTAGAACTACCAACAAAGGAGAACGACAATGACGAAATCCCATTCTGATAAGCTTATCCCTGTCAGCGAAGTAGCTGATTGGTTAGGCGTGTCCCGATCTACTATATATAAGTGGGTTGAACTAGAGAAATTTCCTGCGCCCTTGATCTTAGGATCAGAGGAAGATGGGAAGAGAAGTGCCAGCCGCTGGGTGGAAGCCGAAGTATCTGAGTGGCTGAAGGCTAGGCCTCGAGGCATCCAACATGGACTCTAAGTCTACGTTGATCTTTGGTCCTCCTGGTTGCGGTAAAACTCACACTCTTATTGAGAAGGTCAAAGAAGCGATAGCCAAGGGTACGCCCCCAGATCGTATAGCTTTTGTATCGTTTACAAAGAAGGCGATCCGAGAGGCTACGGACAGAGCATGTGCTGCTTTTAATCTGACAGAGAAAGACCTACCTTACTTCAGAACACTACACTCTATGGCCTTCAGAGGTCTTGGGTTACAGTCTTCTGACATGCTTGCTAGAGCGGACTGGACAATCCTAGGGCAACAGCTTGGTATGATCTTTGACGGAACAAATGGTGTGTCCCCAGACGATGGGATGATTATGCCTTTGCCGATTGGTAAGGGGGATACTTATCTACAGTTGATGACGAGAGCTCGGTACAAGATGATACCCTATGAGAAAGAGTACAATCATCATGGGGATCGAGACATGTATTATCCTCTGTTAGAAAAAATAGACAGGATTGTTTCTGATTACAAACAGGAATCTATTAAGTATGACTTCGTAGATCTCATAGAGTTATACATACGAACTGTTACTCCACCGTCCTTAGATCTTTTGATCGTGGATGAGGCTCAAGATCTGACACCGTTACAATGGGAGATGGTAAAGAAACTAAGCCAGAATGCGGAGAAGGTTTTGTATGCGGGAGATGATGACCAGGCGATCCACCGATGGACAGGTGTTGATGTACGGTTATTCCTTGGATGCAGTGACCACAAAGAGATACTCACTCAGAGTTATAGACTACCAGTGTCGGTATATGGGTTGTCTCAACACGTTGTTCGCCGGATAAATCATAGACAAGAGAAAGACTTTGATCCCACATCAGAACTAGGATCTGTAAACTTTCACAGACAGATGGGGGAACTTGATTTCTCTACAGGATCTTGGACATTGATGGCTCGAACAAACGCAATGGTTCGGGAGTGGGGCGAGTCGTTACAGGCTGAAGGACTTTTGTATTCTATTAAAGGTAGGAGTAGTATCAGCCAAACTACGGGGGAAGTTATTACTTCTTGGAAAAAACTACAAAAAGGGGAACGATTACCTCTTGCCTCTGTTGTTAAACTCTACGAAAATGTGCCTAAGACGGGGGATTTTAAAGTGGTGAAGCGAGGTTCGAGTAACCTATTGCAGGCCGTGGATCCTGAAAGTCTCCTGTCTTACGAAGACCTCCAACTTAATTACGGAATGGAGGCACCCAAGGAGCGAGATGCGATGGACGTGGCTCGATTGGGTACGCACGATAAGCTTTACTTTGAGGCTATCGAACGAAGGGGGGAGAACTTTCTGGATACACCTAGGATAAAGCTGTCAACCTTTCATGCTATGAAGGGAGGAGAGGACGATAACTGTGTGGTATCTTTATCAAGCACTCGAGCATGTGCTGAGAATAGAAACCAGGACGACGAGCACCGTGCATTTTATGTTGGCATAACGAGGGCTAAGAAGAATTTGCACATAATAGAATCCAACAAAAAGTATAGGTATGTATTATGAGAAGAGAACAGATACTCGCGAAGGCAGAAGAGTTAGTCAATGGTCCGAGAGCCAAGCATTATGGAGACGCATACTTAAACCATGAGCGTATCGCCAAGCTATGGTCGGTTGTACTTGGGGTTGAAGTTACTGTGTCCCAGGTTTATCTTTGCTTAAACCAATTAAAGGTATCGAGACTTATTGAAACGCCTACTCATGAGGATTCTTGGGTGGACATCGCAGGGTACGCCGCTCTAGCTGCAGAAAAATGGAATGAATAATGCAGAAGAACCTATTCGAAGTTAGCAAGAGTCATGACAATGATTTCTTAATTAAGAATGAAATGGATCTCATTGAGAAGGACTGGAACATACCTCCAGAGTATCCCGACCTAACTGTGTACAAACAAATATCTATAGACCTTGAGACATGTGACCCTAACCTCATGACTTTAGGTCCTGGTTGGTCAAGAAACGATGGTCACATCGCCGGGATTGCCGTGGCAGCAGGAGATTACTACGGTTACTTCCCCATTCAACACGAGAACGGTCACAACTTAGATCATAGGATGACGATGAAGTGGCTAAAGAAACAGATGGAAACTCCTCACATAGATAAGATTATGCATAATGCTACCTATGACGCAGGATGGCTCCGCTCAGTGGGCATTGAGGTACAGGGTAGGATTATCGATACAATGATCGCAGCCGCCCTCATCGACGAGAACAGGTTCTCCTACAGCCTAAATAACCTAGGACGTGACTACCTTGGTGAAACCAAGAGTGAGAGACTCCTTCGAGCCGCCGCCGCAGAGTGGGGGATTGATCCGAAAGCAGACATGCACAAGCTACCACCTAAATATGTCGGAGCCTACGCTGAACAAGACGCAGTGCTGACCTTAAAGTTGTGGGAAAGATTTAAGACAGAGATCTCAAGGCAGGAACTAAGCCATATCTTTGATCTAGAAACTTCTCTCATCCCAGTGATGCTTGACATGAGGGAGAAGGGTGTTCGTGTAGATTTAAATAAGACAGATGTAATACGCAAAGAGTTACGCACCAAGGTGCGAGATTATAAGGCCGAGATCAAACGTAAGACAGGCAT